CACACACATCACCTATCTTCCGTAAACATCAACTTTGTTCTCTCAAACGTTATCCGATTAGTCATAAGTTCAATCAACTTGTTGTACTTGCCTTCTATATCTTCTGGACTAGTTTCATATTTTCTGGCCAGTTGCGTAACCAGGGCTTGGAAATCGTACCATTTTTCGAGCTTGATGGGCCATTTCTGTTGCTCCACTAAATTTTCCAACTCGGGTGTGCTGCCAATCATACAAGCGTAACTCATGGCTCTCATTTTTACGTTTTCGTCAGTGCTTTCACTCACTCCGTTGAGACATTCAAACCGCCTACGTAGTCTTACTAGATCGGGGGCGCATTCTAGTCTCCCAGTGTTGTTGCGATAAATAAGCATTCTCAAAAAGCCACCGTGGTCTGCGCGCACACTAGCTTCACTTTGCATGTTGTAGTGCCTTGCGCTGTTAAGTTCGATTTCTTTCTTCGTAATTGGCGGTTTGCAAATCATTATGTTGTCATCCCCAAGTAAAAGCATCAACACTAAAGATTTACCCAACTTCTTCACTAAACGCTGTTTCACAATTAAATTCACTATGGCGTTGCCGATGGACGTGGTAGCCTGACCTGTCAATCTACTTGCATCGCCGTCGAACTTCACGTTGACCCCCTTGGCTCTCCAATGGATATGTACGTGCCGCCAAAGGTCAATCAGGCCACTCTCGGCTCTTAAGTGTTTATAAATTTCAAGTTCTGTATCTATCAAAGTCATATCGGTCTGCCTATCTTGTTTTTTCAAGTCATCTTCAGCGAACACTATTTCCCCTTCAACATTATTTAAAATAGCGCTAATTTGCATTGGTGTCAATCCGTCTGTGTATATTATGTTGCTCTTCAAACATCTCTTGAATTTATCTTTGATTTCACCGAACATGTGCGCGAAGATAGCAGTGACACCTTTTCTTTGCCATACAATTAATCTTACTCTTTGCTCTTCGATTGTCAACGGCATGCCGTTTTCATCCTGGTCAGTTGTTAAAAAATCTTTTAGACGGGATTCCATTTTCATATGAACGTTCACCTTGTCTAACCCATGCACATCCATTCCTTCGCTCAATATCTCGTCGACTTCAGCAGTGATTTTTAGACCATCCGGTCTCTCTCGTAACCACTTGAGGCATTCTTCCACGTTCAATTTGCTAATCTCGAGGTTTCTCAGACTGCCTTCTTTAAAATAGGTTTGAACAAACAATTTCCCATCCACTTTAGGGTCATGCTCTACTTCTCTCAAAGTAAGCTTTGTACCAAACAAATCACTAACAGCCTGTAAACCAGCGGTGGCGCGCTTTGTGTACGATGGCTGACTATGTGTAGGGTATTCCACCATGTTTGTTTTCTTCACTTCCTTTATTATTCCGTAGTTTTCGTTGTGTCGTAAATTGATGTTCAAGCGTGGCAATGATACGCTGCCACCGATCATGGCTGTCTCATCATTCCAGTAGTTCATTACACTTGGGGGCACAATCTCTTCTATTATGTCACCATTTATGCAAGAAGTTAGGGCTCCGTCGCCAACTAACAGTAGATTGTCACCTGCTGCGTTTTGTGTCTCTATGATTGGACCTTGTACTTCGGAGAAAATTAATTCATTGATCAACGTTATGCCTTCTATTGCTTGTTTCTTCTCATGGTCTATGGAGGCATCGAACTTCTTCCTATTTTCTTCTTTTTCCGCGAACTTATTTAGATCTTTTTCACCTACCATTTGCTGACTCAAGTCATGAACATAGATTGGCATTTCAACCTTACCGTACCCGATAGCTGATAGCGTGTACGTGTTCCACGATTCGAGATTGTCAAACTTAAGTTCATCGTCCGCAACCGTTTCCAACAGGGAGTGTAGGGAACAATCCTTAAACGTTAACTCATACAGTTGGCTTTCTTTCAAATCAGGTTTCCATAATGGAACCCATTGTTTGAGAATATTCACCCATTGTTCACCTTTCTTAACGTACACTCGATTCAGTGCCGGTATGTTTGTGAACACTTCCATCTGCTGCAGTTCATGGGATAGTACATCCTTTTGTGGTACCAAATTGTCATCTAACTCTAACCACTTCACTTTTTCGCTCGACTTGAGTATGGATTCCCACAATCGCAAATCATAGGGTAATTCATTCAGTTCGTCCATCAACTTGCGTCCGGTGTACCCTAACGTAATGGCTGAAAGGTGGGGTTGACCGCCGATAATGACTAGACGCACGAAACCGCAGTAATTGAACATGTCTATCACCTTCTGTTCTTGAGGAGTCACCCATATGATCTCCTGAGTTAGAATTTTCCCTCTGACCACATCCCTCGTTTTTATAGTGTGGTGGTTTCTGTTGTCAAAATTATTTATGATTAATGTTTGTGCGTGGGGGTTTATCGGTGTTGCTGAATAACTCTTGTCTTTTAATCTAGCCTGCCATTTACAACTCGTGGTCAAGAAACCCACATTTTCAGTTGTTTCGACGATCTTTTTATGTTCGTTTGGAATCCGTAACTTTGTGAATGTGTCAATGGCGTATCTAACATACGTTGACGTTGCTTTGATTACGGTGGTGTCTCCGATGCTCGCTCCAACATTAATTTCCAATTCGTTTCTGTCATTCAAAGTTAAATACATGCGACCTTCTCGAAGGCCAATAAAGGTCACATAACGGTCTGACACATTGGCAAATCCATTGCAAATTATGCCTGGTCCGCGAGACATCATTAGGTCGACTCTGCCGTTAAATCTTGTGTGAGCAAGTTTTTTCATCGCCAACAAGTCATCACTCAAGGTGGAGTTTAAGCGACCGTTCAAATTTTCTAAAAGAAAATCAAACTCTTCAGGTTTAAATCGCAGGTCTAAAATCCTCAATTCCTCAGGTGACGCAGCAGCACGTAAATTTTTTACAGCCCGGGCGTTTTGTAGCACCGGCTCAGTTGTAACAATCACGTGACTCACCCCCATAATAGTTGTCGTTAGTCTCAGATCATGTATTAGACCGCCGTGCATCGTGTAAGTCCTTGCATACTGCGAGTAAGAAACTCTCACGTTTAAGTCGCAATGCAAGAACACTCCTATCAATTCGTCATCGGTCGAAAAGTCGCTTAGTCTAATTGAAGAGAGTATCAGATCCTGTTGTGCTTGGTTGAATTTTGCTCTAGTTAAGCAAAATTTCAAAACGTTTAATACACATTTAGTGGGTCCTTCCGGGTCATAAAGATGACTACCATGTTCCACTAAGTCACTTATTACGACATTTAGTTGATGACTATTGGGGTAAGTAGATTCTTTAACTAGCGCTCCCCGACGTAAGGTGCGCAACCCGGTGTTTTGGTTGATCTGTTGCCACCTGTCGACGTTTCCACCACTTATGCGATTGACTTTAACTCCCAAATCATGAGCTCTCGTGTCCCCTACAATGGTTGCAGGATCCAAATAATTGACTAGGTTTAGATGTTTCGTGTGATTTATCAACGATTCGCGTACTCTGGTAACGGTCATCATACCCGAGTAGCGTTCAGAGGGGATAGTGTGGAAACTCATGTTACGTGTCAGACTCTTATAGTTCGTGCTAGCAGATATGTTTGAATACATCAGTACGTTGCCTGGGTCCTGCCAAACTGTGTCAATTTCGAATAAAGAAGCATTTGTTTCATCAATGCCATAAATGGGGTGATAACTTAAATTAGTAGCAATGTAAGTCGCTATGTTTTTAGGGCTCGGTTTCCTGCCAAACGACATTCCATCTAAAAATGGTCCAAATCCACGCCAAGGTAAAAATACAACATTTTCTTTGTTCTTAGGGGCTAAATCTATCAAAGACTCAACAAATAAGACATGTAAACTAGGTCTTCCGCTATGTATATACACTCTTTTAAAGTGGGGTAACAGGAAGGCGAACAGAGGTCTGCATACAGCTCCAAATCTACCTGGATCAATGTCAAGTTCCAATGTTTCAAAGCCTAGAGAGTCGATTTCGGGCACCTTCAGTCCGATGTGCAAATGTCGACCAGATCCTACGGCCTTTGAGCGCATGGCTTTACCCGGACACAAACTATAAACATGCCAGACGTCATCAGGCAAGGGCTTTAGGACTTGGATGCTGTCCAACATCCTCGTTAGAAATTCTATTTGAGCACCACTTATTGCCGGTGGTATGAGATACTGTTGCGCTACGAAATGCACATTGTTCACGGCCAACCAGTCACGACCCGTTTTCATCCTACCCGGGGTAAGAGGATTCGAAAATATTGGCTTCGGTGCTTGTGTAAATTTGGTAAGCTCCTCCATTAATGCTCTCGAAATTGACACACTAGGATTGGAGGGTGTGGACTTAGCGTATAACTTGAACAAGACATTATCTGTTGCAGAGTAATCTGGCAAGTCACCAACGTCATTCGTGTTATTCGCTTGTAGATGGTTCAACACTGCATCTCTTATAGGATCGCTCATCTCGGAGGTAGATTCGGGCGTCGCAATCACGGCATCTGCAGTGGCAAACGACTCTGTTCTTGATACACTCGATAAGCTGTTTTCGCGCTCAACAGGTGTACCGCAAATCACCGGTGATGGCGCGCGCTGTGTCTGCTCGCTAACGGCTTGCACGAGTTGGTTGGTCACTTCACCTTGCGACTGGTACTCGTGCTCTGCTATGGCCACGACAGTCTCACCTGCTTGCACGTGACTCGCCTCAACGATCTCTGTGGCCATTTGATTCAACTCATGCTCGCTTTTGCCGGTCGTCATTCTCCTTAGAGGGTTTAAGTGTTCAGGTGTGACCACCTCTACCACTTTGTTGTGCCCACGACGTTCACATTTGAATGCTATCAAAGGGCTAACCAATCTATCAATTACCCAGTCGCAACTCGGATCTGCACAGCAATAACTGTAACTGTAAATGGATGGTTCATCTCTGTAAACTGTTGTCATATTGACGGGACTGCTAACAACGTTTTCACGTTTATCACGATTGTGCACGTAAGTTTGCTTGGCGAGAACGTCAATTTCTTCTAAATAATCAGTCTCTACACTAATCTCACACGCATCTCGCGGACTAAGAGTGTAATCAATAGTCCGATCTGTTGCAATTCTGTCGTTTATAGCTTTGACGATCAACACGCCATTCTTAGTCTCTAAGAACGGTTGATCAAACAAAGTGTTGGGTATACAATGCAACCACGGCCAGTAATTGTAGTGTCCGTCACTAAATCCACAACTGTGCTCTCTAGAGTCTTCCAGATAGAATGCACCGCTTTCCAAATGTTCTAGCATACTGTTGTCCAAGGTCACCTCTGAAGGAGAAAATGCTATCTGATCGATTGTAGCGGTATCTTTGAGTTTCTCAGTCAATATTTTTAACCAGTCACCCGTTAAAGTTTGTTTAATCGCACGCGCAGGTTCTGCACTCGGGCACATGTGCAGCAATTGCTTGGTTTCTTTCACCTTAGGCAAAGATCGCCATCCCCTCACATACAAAAATTTATTCAATACCTGGTCGTTTTGGTTCGAGAAATTCGCTGGAGTATCGAAGTTCAAACAATACGTGCGGTCTTCCTCCACTCTGAAGAACCTGTTGCCCGATCCTACTGGGCACCTGAGCATCACATTATCATCTAAATTTTCTGGTAAGTGGATTTCACAATCGCGACAATTGTCTAAAATTCCGGCAAATCGAATGTCTGTAATGGCGCATTTGAAATGACAGTACGAGAAGCTGTCACTAACGCTATACGTTCTTTTGAGGAAATCTCTCGGATATTCAATAACTTGAGATTCATGGTAATTGGTTGTGAACCCTCCCGGGATGTAAAAGCAATTGTTGGTGTTAATGTGTTCAGCGTAACCAAATGGGATTATTTGTATGTTGCTCTCCCCCTTCAAATTGGTTCCCACAGTAATTGTGGGATTGAGCGCATGATGCGTGCATAAGCGATGTTTAATGATGGTGCCATCACTAGGTATTTCATCCGTCGTTACACTACTCACCTTTACGTTCCCCAAAAAGATTGTCATGTGTCTCTGCATGCAACTGTTGCAATCTCCAAACCGGTATAATTTTGTAGACAAAGATTTGACGGTCATGAATCCTACTGGCCAAGTGTGACTGTTCAGACCGAATCGGACTCCAAACCCTGGCCGCGTGATTAATTGGCGGTCATTGTTCAAGGTCAACGGCGATAATACTTGTAGGTTGTCCACAAACTTAGAAAACATGATTTTAAATGATTCGATGGGTACATGTTCATTGAACAAGGATTTCACTTCATCGGTGGTAATTTGTGGAACATATGGACGCAGAAGTTTGATTAGTGCAGTCAACCCCGCGATCTTCATGTTCCCGATTAGTGAATCTTCGTCGTTCAGCAATTGCAATTTGCTGTTCTCATTTGCGTGTATCAACCACGCTAGTTTTGCGGTTCGCAATACATCGGCGACTGTACAATCATACTTCGAACTTGCCTTGTGGGTTGAAAATTGCACGGTATTAATTAAGGTGCGCGCTTGCACCAGCAGATCTTGGTAAGTAGTGCCCGGCCTTAGCAGTCGCCTTCTTAAATTTGCCAAAACGTGGCTATTTACTTTTAACACATCAGACTTGATTAGTTGACGTTCTTTTATCGCTATTTCAGGATCGATTAGAATTGTCGGCACTTCTATGTTCATGTCCACTGAAGTGTAATTAATTGGTTTGAGCCAGTGCGTATTATTCTGGCGTTTGTCGATTTTGTAGATTACTATTTCAGACAACTGCCGTATGCTATGAATTTTAGTGGTCATCTCACCATCAGTGCCGTCGAAAGCGAGGTCACTTCCATGCTCAACGCACTGATGGACATCTTCATCACATGCAAAGACTGAATTGCCGTTGCGCATCCTGTAAAAAATCTTTCCATGGGTCTTGAACCTCGAAATCGGCATCCAAAAGTAAATTACGTCATATCTTAATATCAATGATGACCATTGCGATCTGCCCACCGTCGCTATACTTGGTCCCGATACAAGGATATTCGCATCCGTGTGCTCTCCATGCCATATTGAGCGAGTAGATAGTTCATTCTTTAACTCATTATACTCAGGCGTGTCAAACGTTAGGTGCGCCATGTGTAGCTCCAGCATTTGATTATAAATGCTGTCTTCAAGCTGGAAGGACACTTTAGTCGAGTCGTCGTGCTGCCAAGCCGATACCTTCGCCTTTAACCCTGCAGCATATGTCGCGTAAGTGGTATGCAACTTGCAATTAACAATGTCATTCTTATGTGTGGCGGTGGTTAGATCGGTGACATAGCAATCAGCAGCTGCGACGGCGGGGTCTGCCAAAGTATTGCGATTATTTGAGCTGAACGATTTGTCTCCAAACATGGTTCGTATGCAATTATGCACTTCTGCAGGTACATATACTTGCTTGGGTTGATACTTTAGTGCTTTTATTCTCATTACGCCCAACCGCTCAACTAGATTGTAATAGGCTGGGGTTTCATTCTTGCTGTGCCAATCCATGCTCTGTACCATTCCAGGTAATCGGTCGTCGGCTCCGATATATTTGGTGTACACATGAGAAATGAGTTGTGGAATTTTCTTTGTCTTGTAGTGCTCGTGCATATCACATAGTGATTGCAGTATCAGATCGTTGAATTTGTATTTGCGCATGAAGTCACTTTCATAAATCCGTTTGCCATCCACGATCCTGGAGACTTGGCGGTGTATTCGTTTGTGCATGATTGGATACCATGACATATTGTCATAATTCGTAACGTCAATGATCATACCAAATTGATTTTTAATTTCCAGTTGCAAATTCAAGTTGTCGTACTTTTGGTACCACATTAAATGGCCGTAACTCACTTTATGGTGAGAAATATCTGTAATGGCGGTTGATATGCGCTCAGTGAGAATCACTTGTCCTAGGCTTGGTTCATCGAAATGTGCGTCCCAGATATTCCATACGCTTTTGCTCTCGAGAACTTGTTTAACGAGCTCTTTGTGAGCGCCCAAAATTGATCTAGCCCCATCTGTGAGGTAATCTTTCGTAATGGTTGTCGTCGAATTTTTGTGTTTGAAAGTTAAAGGGCAACACGCTGCACAATGGTTACCAATAATTTCTAATTCAAAGCCTTCTAAATCGCCTTTCAACGTGGTCTTTTTATTACTTGCAGCCCTTACTTTAGTTATATAACTAAGCAGTCTCACTCGGTAAATGCAATCTTTATTCAAGAATAATACTTCATCACAAGTGCCGTCTCCATCGTTGCATAGGGCAACTGCGTCTAAAACATGCCCTCGATATTGTGCCGGTAAATCGGTGGAATAAGTGCCGTCACGCCGGAATGTTATATTATTTGTTTTCCCTAGAGCTTTGAATTCTAAAACCAGCGTGTTTTCATCGGTTTTGCTCATTGAAATTTTTACAATCCTTGTATGCGTCCTGACTAAATCGCTGAATTGAATGAAATTAAAAGTGTCGAATTTTAATTTGTGCAACTTCAAGTTCGTCTGTTCATCACCCGTAGCATTTGTGTGACATTGATTGGTTTCATCCACTTCTTTACTACGGGCATTCGTCCTCGACATATATTTGCCGTAAGTCTCATTAGCCACTTCTTGATTTGCGATACTTTGGTACATTATTACTTTTGAGCCAATACGCGTTCCGAGTCGCTCGTGTAAAGGAGTCATTGTATCAAAACAATTTATGCTAATCCACACTAGTTTGCGTGTGGCACGCATGACTGCAGACACCGTTTGTCCCAGTTGCAAGTGCACATCCGCATCACCCATGTTCGCTTGGATCACAGCTACTGCGCCGGTCTCTAGTCCTTGGTAGGAGTGAACTGTGCCTATGTGCTTGGTAGCCACACCTAAATAGCTGGACCGAACTAATTTCACATGATCATTATAGAACGGTAACACAACAGTGCAACCAGATATCAACCTCATTATTTCTTCAGGCTGCCATGCGTTTAGATTGTGGACGGAGAATTCTGTTACATGATCCGCCGCTGTCTCTAAGTTTCTGAAAGCTGGGTGTTTCTTCAATTCAGATGCTAATGGTTCACCAACGCGATAGGTCTTTGTCAGCTCAGTTATGTTGCTACTCTTCATCAAACCCAACGTCATTGCTGAAGTGTTTAGTCGTCGACCTCCGGAAATGTAGAAGTCGATCACGGCAATTTGCGTAGTGTCACCATAAAGTTGCAACTCAGTGGTTGTGGAATCACACACAAGGGCAAGCTCCCATGGTCGTAGCAAAGACGCTTCATCCACAATCACTATTGTATGTTTAGTTGCATCCATACTACGTTTTTCAAAGCTCACTGCAGTGGTCGCGGGTGGCAATTTAGAGTTGAGAGACTTGACGCCTCCAGTTGTGCAAGCTGTGATAGATATACGTCGCTTGTCATCGCAAGTCTTTACAAAAGCGCCGATCATTGTGCTTTTGCCACTCCCACCAGGTCCAACTGTCACTTTACTGTTTTTGACTAAAGTTTCTAGTTGTTTACTATCAGTACTACAATTTAAGATGGCACAAATTCTCATTAACTTGGAGGCGAATGAGGATTTAGGTATTAGAATGTTCACAAGATTATAACCTGTAGCAGTTGGGAAATCAACCACTAATGATCCACCTTGCAATTTGCACATTCTCGGTGCCCAGTTATTACCATCTTTAATAAAAATCAAATCGCCGTTCTTTAACTTTGTGTCAGAGAAATCGATTGTTTTAACTTTCGCGGCAACATGTATCGTTCGTCGATAACGAGCGCAATGCACCAGCGGCTCTTGTAGCATTTTAACTATACTCAAGCATATATCTCTAATTGCATTCTTAAAGTGATAAGGAAGGTCAAAGGCATTTCCTTCGGAAATGTCCCAGATGGTATTTAGTTTTTCAGGAACGGATGTGTGCGTTCCTTCCTTGAACGAACATGCGAGGCTTAGTGGTTCGACCGCCCAATCTGATAGTAGGATGTGGAAGTGTCCTCTAGAGGGTTCATGTTCATGTAAAGCATTGTTTGATAGCCAGTATTTATTGCGGAGTTGTATTACTGCAGGTAAATCGAGCGGGAAAGAAACTCGCAAATCACTATTGACGTTCAGGAAATGACTAATATATAATTTTGCCCTATTACTCAATGCCTCGTATTTAACTTTCGCTAAACTTAAAGACGCCTCGTTGTGTTGGTTTACATCATGGTTAGCAGAAGCCCACATTGCATTGTCTTGGTACTTCACCCTTTGTAGTTTCGCCACTTGCCAGTGGTTGACAGCATCTTTGTTCAAGGCAGATATGTGAACAATTACTGCGAAAGATGGATCATCGTTCACTCTAGTAAGCTTTACACCTGCCAACGTAATCAAAGCGCTATTAATGTTGTAAGTGCTCAACATGTTGATTAAATCTATCTCAGATAAGCCTTTGGTTTTCCTGGTGGTGGTCTTTAATTGCAATGAACTGAAATCTAGCCCGATATAGTGCTTTAAACAATCTACCCCACAGTCCGTGGTTGTCATGTCAATCACGTCACTCACTATGAAGTTGTTGAGTGTTTCAATCGGATGGCGTTTAACAACAAATGGTATATTTGAAAATGGTTCTTTTGGTAGCGCACGCAATTCATCCCCTTGGATTTGGCCAGTTAATATCGCAACTTCGTTCGTTCCTAAGAACCTATCCAGTTCAACAACCGTCAAATCCGGTGGGATAAAATGTGGTGACGCTCTGCGTTGTGAAGTCGATTCAAGTGTTGTTGGAGATTTCAAAGTCGACTGATTACGAGGTTGGCCAGTTTCTCCAACGTCGTTGTCGTCGTTAGCCATTGAACGATTTCTTTTATTGTCATGTTTCGTCCTGTATTTGGCTTTGTGTTCTCGTATAACTTTTCCCGCGATTTCTTCTGACTCATCATGGAGTAATAACTTAATCTTTGGTCTGATAGTACAACATTCACACACTCCAAGATTCGTCGGTTTACCGCAGCATGTACAAGGGATGCCATCATTATTATGGTTGCCTTCATCGCAAGCATGGTAACATTTAATAGCATTCCCTTTACAACATTCGCAAGTGCCATCAACGTGTGTCGCTGTGTAGCTGCCGCAGCAGGAACAAAGGTGAGGTGTTAACTCAGCAGAACAACATACATGATGGAAACAAACTCTCAGTTGACCACTGTTAATCACCTCAATATTAGTCGTAGCAGACCACACATCTATGGACGCCCAATTCTCTAAAATAGCACCAGCTGATGTCTTGAATGTGGGCTGCTTGATAATATCGAAAATCACTCGCAGACTCTCGACATCTACATCTTGTAAATCGCGAGCGTCGCATGCGACAGTAAACATAGCACTTAATAAACTTATGGCCACTTTTGTCAGACCATTGCCAAAAGTCAATTCTTCAATCATCTCTGAAATTTTTCTTCTGTATAGTAATACTCTAGCCACATACACATGAGTTTTAACGGTCATTGGATCAATAGTAGTGTTTGCTAACTCCACTCCTTTTTTGTTGTAAGAGTACCATGACAGTGCCATCCCGTACATGGTCATGGCGTCCTTTCCGACTTTTCCGGTCAAGTTATTGTTAAGTAGTCTATTTAGTAATTGTTTGTTGAGTTTCACACTTTCGGTAGTGAGATTAGGCAACCCTAACTCACTCATTATAGAGGGCTTTATAACGGGAATTTCGAATGTCATGTCCTCCACTTCCAGAGCTTTAGTGAGAGTGTACTTTAAAGGTGTGACTGCGATTATTTGCATGTTGTGCAATCGTTTCCTGCCGACAACTGTCAGACCACCGTCTAGGTAGTCCATGTAATTTCTTCCACAAGCGAATTCATAATTGTCGGTGATAATTTGCACTTCACTTTGCTCTTGGAAAGCCCAAACCGCTCCGCCTTCAATTTTTTTGAAGAATCCCAATTCGTCGTGCATAGTGCCGGACTGATCATGATTTAACACGGGCAAGATTGCAAAAGTTAATTCGTGCAACAAGTATGTCGCCAGGGCAGGATTGTGATAGATCCCATACTTGTGATCACCCGTTTGATCATTGAGGTTAAACCACGGTTGATTTACCATTGTTCGCATAACAGATTCATCATATTTTGTTTTGAGAGGATCGACGTTAACATAAGCATACATGTTGCACATATCTTTGACGAACATCTCTCCCGGGTAAGTTACATCCTTCAAATTATCAGAGAAGATAACTCTATCCATAACGCCGTTGACCATGCCGGTTATATTTTGTGGGGGCTTACAAGTTCGAACGAACAACATGTCAATCCTTGCAAATGTGTTGTTGATTATTCTATTATCGTGATCACCGATCGCGTCAATTAATTGCTTTCCACTTTCACTATCCACCATATCTTCCATTTTTGAAAAAAAATCGTTTTCTTGGAAATAGCGAGCTCCTACACCGAAGACGCAATTGCTTAGTGTACTACCGGCTTTAATAACTAGGGAATGTGTATATGCACCATACTCGAACATCTTAAATTCTTCACTGTAGAAATCACAATCACGCTTGAATAACCTTCTCTTTGCCATTTCACTCATCTCCCACTCATCTGTTGACACTTCCGAATAATACATATCGTTTCCTTGAACATAATGACTTTTACGATCATTTTGAAGAACAAAAGTAGCGTATAACTCGTGTACAGAACGCATCCCAAAGGAAGCTGAGAAGTGATAGCGAGCCTTTTTCCCATCTACATTGACTAGTTTCCATCCTAAAGTCTGATGATTCTTAAAGTAACCGGAGTCATACAGTTTGTGAATGGTCGTTCTTTGTTTAACGATCTCATATTGATAGAACGTGGTAATCACTTGAGCAGCGCTTTTCGCTTGGAAAGGTCGAGGTGCGTTGCATGGCAATCTCCTCCGTGACATAGTGCTCAGACTCGTGCCGTAGAGTCGTTCCCAGGATTTCATTCCAGGCGCATCTTGGCGCACAATGCCCGCTGACCCAGGATTCAATTCCAAGTGTATTTTAGCACTCAACGCCCGCTGTGCAGGCGAGAGATAACAATCAGCAACTCCAAGAATTTTTCCGGGGAAGCGACCGCGCATCTTCTCTATGGGCCTCTTTTCGATGATTGCAGCCATCGCAGGGCATTTTGCGTGAGCTTCAGATGCATCCACCCAACATCCGCCGTCATCCTCCCCGAAGCCGAACTCGACACCCACGGCGGAGGGTGTGACGGCTATTGTTTTTTGGTGAACATCAATGGCGGGGAGGGCGACCATCGATGTTTTTGTGTGTAAATTACTTTGTGAATTTAATGGTTTGAAGTTCATAAAGAATTAAATAGGTCGACGACTCTACATCTGGCGTTTGTCGATTTTGTAGATTACTATTTCAGACAACTGCCGTATGCTATGAATTTTAGTGGTCATC